CAAATGATTACCCATGATGAAGTGAAAATGATACTTATGATTTTCACTGTAATTATAGTTGGGGTTTTTTTAGCGTGGTGTGCTATAGCTGGGGATTAAATGAACGCACACGCCATTAAAACTGAACGCTCCAAGAATATACCTATCTGGTGTTTTAATAAAATAAGTAAAGACGGAAAAAGATTGGCAGTTATTGAGGGCGATAAAAATCTTTATTTTGAAGTAAAAGATGGCGAGGTATTAACATAAAAAAATGGGGGAAGATATGAGCGGAGATAGGGCGAGGTGTTATCCAGAGAAATTTATAAAGTTTTTTGATAGCTTGAAAACAAGTGAAAAAATTAGAAAGGAATTTTTATTTTTATGCCAAAGTCTTGAGGATGCTGAAAATAAAAGTGATTATTACAAAGAAGAGTTGAGACAAATAAAAATGATTGTGTATAAAAAAGGAGCAGGGTGAACGCACACGCCATTAAAACTGAACGCATACGCAGAGCAATGCAAAAGCATTTCAAGCTATTCTTTAAGGCTACCGAGCCAGAGCGATATGGAAACGCTTATATTTATGGCAGGCATACGCTCGGACTAATTCAAAAGTGCCAAGAAGTTTACGAGAAATTCAAACAAGGGATAAGTTCTTATGTCATTGTTAATATCCCATATAGGCATGGCAAATCGGATGTCGTTTCAAGGCGCTTTCCGGTTTGGGTTCTTTTAAATAATCCAAGGCTTCAAATAATGGAGGGGTGCGCAACGGGAGACCTGGCTAAGTCCATGAGTTACGATGCGCGTAAATGTTTTGAAAAAATTTGCGCTTCCTATGACACGAGAAACGAAAAAGATAATAACACTGCTACTTCCTGGCAAACTATCCAGGGAGGCGGTATGTTTGGAAGCGGGCTAGGTGGAACGGTTGTTGGCAAGGGGGCTGATGTTTGTATTATTGATGATTACCTTAGAAACCGAGCTGAGGCAGATAGCGAATTAATTAGAAATAAAGTCTGGGAGGGATTTACTAACGACTTTATGACAAGGCTTGCCCCTGTTCATATTGTTTTCATAGTATCTACTAGGTGGCACGAAGACGATTTAACAGGTCGTATAATCGAGAAGAACACGCCTGGACACGAAAACTATTCAATCGATTTTCCGGACTTTGAGTTAATAAAATATCCCGCGCAAAACGAGGACGGTTCATATTTATTTACAGAAAGATTCTCAGAGAGTTATTACGTAGGTCAAAAGAATATACTAGCGGAGTACGGCTGGAATTGCCTGGCTATGCAAGACCCTAGACCTAGGCAGGGCAACGTATTAAAAGCGGAGCTTTGTAAAATAGTTGAAAAAATAGAAATGAATGAAGATATGGAATGGCATCTAGGTGTTGACCTAGCTCATTCAGATGAGGGCAAGGGTGACCCGGATTATACTGTAATTACCCTGGCTTGTTTTTTCGAGGGTAAAATTTACGTTAAATCTGTTTGGCGATTTAGAAAAACAGCAATGGAAAGAGACGAGAAAATCTTTAATATCATTGATAGTATTCCGGAGTATGTCGATTTAATTGTTGAGCAGGTAGGAGCTGCAAAGGATTCTTTTCTTTATATAAAATCTCAATTAGAAGATCATATAATGGTAAGGCGGTATATAAACAAAAGCGGAAAAGGCGATCACGCGCGCAGGATGGAGCCTATTTTTGAGCTTGGCAATGTTATAATTGAGAAGGCAGATTGGAATATGGGGTGGATAAATGAGCTGAAAGCCTTCCCTGGGGGCAAGCACGATGACCAGATGGATAGCTTGTTTATAGCTATTAACAGGGAAATTAATCTAAATAAATATCGGATTATTATTGACGAAGACAAAGTGAATGCTCACAATGCTAAAAGCGAAAACACCAGGAAAATCGAAGTTGATGCGCAGGACGATTATTTTTAATTTTTTTTAAGGTTGTAAATAAGTGAGTATTCTCTCAAAGATAAGTGATTACATACTAAAAAAAACTTACGGCGTAGAGCATTTTGACACAGCGATGGGCTTTCCATTAACTGGTTACAACAGGCGACAACTCAAAGACCCGAATAAACAGGAACTTATAAAAGCTGTTTCTTCTGTCGTATATTCAGCCATTGATATTAATGCTAATGCGTTTGCAGATGTGGGCTGGCAGGTGTTTAGGGAGTTGCCAAGCGGAGAAACAATAGACGAAAGCCTGAGCCCGGAAGCAGTTTTATTGCGTTCAGCTAATCCATTCATGGAAGGTTCTACTTTAAATTACCTGGTATCTGCCTGGAAGGACTCCGCTGGTTGCGCGTTCTGGTGGATAAGGAAAAATGAAAACACCGGCGTGCCGGAAAGTATATGGCCGTTATCCCCAGCGAGTTTAACGCCTATGGTTAGGCAGGGTTCTGTTGATATACATGAATATCAGTATTCTGTAGGTGGAAAAATCTTTCCGATACCTGCCGCGGATGTCGTTAGATTTTACAATCCAAGTTTAAAAGACCCGTTTCTGCAGTCACAAAGTCCGTTAATGTCTGTATGGCAAGAAAAATCTGTATGGGATGAAGAGGTGAAAAACGCTTTGACCTTGCTTCAAAACCACGCGCGCCCTGATACGATTTTTAGCCCTAAAGATTTTGACAATAGAATGACTAAAAAACAGTCTGAGGCATTATCCAGAACGCTAAAGAACAGATTTAATTCTGAGGGTATGGGCGGAATAATGGTTTCAGGCATTCCATTGAACAGCGAAACGATAGCATTTAGCTCTAAAGACGCAGAATTATTAGCGCGCAAGGGTGCCACTAAAATTGATATTCTAAACGCCATGGGTGTGCCTGGTGCGTTATTTGAAACAACGGGCATTAATCGGGCAACGCTTCAAACGGCAATGATACAGCACGGAACGTATGCGATTAAGCCACGTATTAAAGCGTTTCAAGATACTTTAAACGAAAAATACATGCCGATGTTTGGCAGGGATTTGAAAATAAAATTTGATAACCCGGTGCCTATTGACAGGGTGGAAGAGGCTAAGCTCGAAGAAATGGATTTAAAAAATGCTGTGCTTACAATAAACGAAATCAGGGGAAAAAGGGGAATGGTGTCAGTGCCTTGGGGCGATGAGCCTTATATTCCAATTAATTTAATTCAGCCTACGCAACGCATTGAAATAACAGGGGGGCAAGCAGGTGTTAAACAAATCGAGAATAAAGAACAAAATGATTATGACATCAAAGACCTATATCAAGACTTCATCAAATATAGGACAGACGAAATTGACCTTGCCTGTTTATACCGGCTTGCCAAAAAAGCCGGGATTGAACACGAGAGACTAGAGGGCTGGTTAAAAGAAGTTCCTCAAATGAAAAAATGCAAAGCTATATGCTGTTCACCCAATAAAGAAGAATTGGAGAAATTCAAAGCCTTAAACAGTATTCCGCCGTCAAAGCCATTGGAAAAAATCTTTAGGGATATTTTTTCAGACCAGGAGCAAGAAATTCTAAAAGCTTTAAAAAATTCAGCCAAGGATTTTGACGGGGTTAAAATAAAGGCGTTTCCAGATGACGCTACAGGATTTATGAATGCGATAAACCTGGCGCAATGGGAAGAGAAAACAGCAAAAAGAGTGCGTCCGCAGATTATTTTAGACACTTCAAAGGGCGTAGATAAAACAGTTGGTTCTATTTTAAAAGAAAACCCTAATTTTGAAATGGTGTCTAGCGATTTCATGGCTTCTAAAAAAACAGAGGAAGCTATTTTGAGACAGGTAATTCCGCTTTCAGAGTCAACGGTTGCGACAACGTCTACAAGTTTAAAAGGCGCAGTTAAGGCTCTGAAAGCTGAACTGCTTGAGGGCATTATTGACCAGGGCGACGCTTTGCCTGCTATGGTAAAGCGCGTTCAGGCTGTATTTACAAATGCTAAACGCCACAGGGCTATGGCTATAGCCATTACAGAAAGCAACAAGGCCTTTAACGGGGGAACGCTTTTAAGTGCTGAACAGTCAAACGTTGTTAAGGCCATGAAATGGATATTGAGCCCTAATCCTTGTATTATATGTGAAACTATAGCAGGTAAAACGCCTGGTATTCCTGGCACTCCAGAGGTTCCTATAGGTGAAAAATTCACGAATACAGATAAGCTTTTTAATGACGTAGAACACCCGCCCGCGCACATAAATTGTGAATGCACGTTGGGCGTTGTATTAATAGATTTTTAAAACGGAGAATATGAAAATGGCAATAAAATCAATGTTAAAAAAGGCCTATGGGGATTGCACTAGCTCCATTGGTATTCAAATGGATAGCAAAAGAGCCAAGGAGCTTGACGCTATTATCAAGGACTTGCCCCAGGAATGCAGGGAATATGGCTTTAAAAGAATTAATATAACGCCAAAAAAAATTGAGTTTGACGAAGATGCTAGAACAGACGTTTCAATAGTTACTAACGAAGCTATCGATAGGGATAATGAGGTTATTATAGCAATAGGTCTTGACTGGAAACAATTCCAAAAAAGCGGCGGCGCTGTTATGTTTGCTCATGACTATTCGATGTTACCTGTTGGAAAATCCCAGTGGGTTGTAAAAATTAAGCGTGACGCTAAAGCTAATATAAAAACCACAGGTTGGAAAGCACAAACTTTTTATCATACACGTCCTAAAGGCTGGGAAGGGCAGTGGCTTCCAGATGGAATAGTCCACCAAATAGGCGAGGGCGGACTAAAGGGGAAGTCCATTGGATTTATTCCCAAAGAATTTTCTAGCCCTAAGCCAGACGAAATAAAAGCCCGTCCTGAATTGGCAGATGTTCATTTCATTATTCGCAAGGCGATGGTCATAGAATATTCAGTTGCGCCTATACCTAGCAACCCAGAAGCGATCGTTGGCGGCAAGGGTCTAAAGGATTTAACAGCAAA